ATTACGTTTTATTGTTACTTGTTTGCTGATGGTTGCTTTGTGGGTTCTGTCCCACATAGCCCGGCATACATTCGCTACCACTGTTGTTTTAGCAAATGATGTACCTATCGAAACGTTGTCTAAGATGCTAGGGCACACGAAGGTTTCAGTCACACAAGTTTATGCAAAAATTCTAAATAGTTCGGTAGAAAAACATGCGGAAAAATTAAACAGTATTATATAAATCCATCCGTTGTGCTTATGAGTTATCGCTTTTAGTTCATAGGCACAACGATATCACCCTTGCCAACACGACAAGAGGTATCAGCCTGTATATCCACCTCTCTATACGTTCCATCGCATCACAGCAAGTAAACGACAAAAATACCAGTGAGGCACATCATCAGCCTGTTCAAGCAATATGCTCAACTTATCTTCTTCCATATATAAACATAAAAAAAGCGGTAAAACCGTTGGGAATTACCGCTTTGATTTATTTTCAATTGATATGCCTAGAATACACTCTTATCAAATTGTAGCCAGAAAAGATGTCAAACTTTCCATATCATCAAATTCTTTTATTTTGGTATCATCAGTCTTTCTAACTCTTTTTTTCTTCCTACTTTCAGAAACAACAGATAGCATATTCTGCACAACACCACTGGCATTGCGTAATTGAATAATATGTTTCTCAACTAAAATACATAGTTCATCAGCGAATGATCTCGAAATAAAAGAAACATCGCTTAAATCAATTATAGAACCACTATGCTCTGCTATTTTTTCTCGTAAAATTTCAGCATTAGAACGTGAGCGTATTTCAGATCCTAGTAGATCATGAAGCTTAATTATTTCTTTCATAATACCTCCTATTTTATATACTTCGTATAATCAAATTCTTCACTAACTGTCAATGGTATTCTCATAAGTATAATCGTACCATTCCAATTAATAGTTTCAGGCAATTTTACATAATCACTTCCGCCAGATGCATCATGCCTATGGAATGCCCCTCCTGACAACATAAAGAATGCCCCTCCAAGACCTTCCACAATCATACTTTTAGTAGATGATATACCAAACCCTCTACTTTCAGCATCAGGAAGGTCTTTAGTCGAATATCCTTCATTTGCATATTTCAATGCTTCAGCTTCATTGTCACCTATCTTATCAAGCATCTTTTGTGACTTGACATAACTTCCATAAATTGTTATTCCATCATCAGCTATGCATATATCCAAACAATTCTCACGTTTCAGATATTGCGTATATATATAACCATAATCACTATCAGAATGTTGATTTATATTGCAAATTAATTCACTAATCAAATACGAAAGTGGAGTTTTAAGTTTTAAATCTAAATTTTTCTGTTTTTCAATAACTCCTTGAATAATGGTCTGCATTGAATCTATATTCTTATTCAATCGACTAAAGCGACATATAGGGATATAACTTTTCCCTAAATATTCTTTCAACGCACTATTTAGGTCCATGTCATCTTTTATTGTCAGCATATCAAAGAACTTAACACATTCTAAATAGTTTCTCATATATCCAACCACATTTTTACACTGTACGTTCTTACATTTGCTTTTATATATGGCAAATGGGAACAAAAAGAATGGATGAAAAAAAGAGGTATTTGAAAAATCCCAAACAGGAACATCATTATCCCTTATTTGTTCATTCGCAAAAATGACAGAAAATAAATGATTGAAAACACTACCTATTCGTTCATCTCTATCCGCATTTGGAATATTAATTACTTTATTCATAGTACAAGAAAATAATACCAATATTTACAGAAGGCTCTCTAATTACGATGTCCCTGTAAATTCCTTATTATAGTGAAAGGTGATGCTGTTGTACATACCAGCACTCCTATATGGTGCAAATATAGGTAATTATATCAATATGACAATATCAAAGATAGCTATTAACACTTTTAATTTAGCGGTAATTCCAACAAGTCAAAGAACGCTTCTGTTCGATTATTATTTTTCCAGTCCTTTTCTGCAATGTTCACATAAGAACTTTTTGGCTACAGGAAACATCTTTTGACCGACATATCCACTGAGATATTGCGCTTCCTCTCCATAAGGATCAATCCCGAAAGCCTTGGAGATATGCCGGCACAAATGACCTTTTTCGTGGTCCCACGAATTTTGAAACTCTTCGGGGGTAGAGGTTAGTGAGATAACCATTACTGTCTCTCTTCTCCTGTAGTCCGAATAGGTTAGACCGGTATTCATTCTGCCTTCGGTCAGATTGCGATACGCACGCTTGAGGGAATCCCCCCTGCATCCTATACGGTACAGGTCCATAATGATCCGATCCGCCCAATAGGTGTGTACCGCATAATACACTTTGACGTGCCAGTCTCCATATTTCGGTATGTAGAACTCCTGAATAATCATATCACATCCGACCAGATTACAGGAATCCCTTTACCTATACAGGTGGCAAAGAACTCGTCAAACGCCCTGCAAGGATCGCCATCAATATCATCAAGGTAGCATTTTATATGCTTGCATAAGTGAGCCTCGTCAACCAATGATTTTTTATAGAAATCCGCTTTCAGCATGTTTGCGACATAAGCAACGTCATAACCCTTGTCGTGCTCAATGGTAATTCCGTTCGCTTTCAGCATATCGTCCACTTCATCTTTGCTCCACGGCTCCAGCTTTTTCTCTTTGCCCGTGGCTTCGTCTTTCACCTTCATTTTTGAAACGGCCCATTCATAAAGTTTCTTGCTGAAATGAAAGCCGTATGCTTCCAGATATTCCCTCATGCCCGATGGAAATCTGCTGTATGTATCCAATCTCTGTTCCATAACCTTTATTTAAAAAGAGGGGCATTTCACCCCTCCACCATTAATAAAACTCACCGTTAGCGCGTCTGCGTCTGCGTTCGCCCATGTCATCCATACGCGGATATTCAGGAAAGTATCCGGGGTATCTGCGTTCATCCATGCCGGATGAGCTTCCACCACCTGAATAACTTCTTCCACCATCACGGAAACCCATTTCTCCGCGCATTTCTCTCATGGCTTTTTCGTAACCTTTGCGGCAGCCTTCCTTATAGGCTTCCTCCACCTCGTCACCTCTCATACCGAAGCCGCGTCCGTAATCGTCACGCCCTTCTTCTAATATTTCCCACATTCCCATAATCATTTCTTTGTTTTGGATGTTTCAACCACTCCGAGCTGTTCCATGAGCCGTTTGTTCAAATCCATAAGGTCAGACATATTCTTGCTCATTTCCGCCATTTGCCCTTTCAGAGAGGATATTTCCTGCTCCTGACGTTGTTTCTCGGCAAATTCAGGGTTCAAGAGCGTAAGCATCTTGTCACACCCTGCAATGACGGAATTGTGGAAGTCCATACTGTTGATGATGTCTATGCTTTTCTGTTTCATAGAAGCGACCTCGTTATTCATAGCATCACGCGAGCATGACACTACGATATTCCCGTTCTGTCCGAAGTCGGCTATATCCATGCCGGCAGGAAGATTTTGGAATGTCGTGTTCTGCCCGTTGATGCAGACAACAACATCCACAACCATTTCCATTTGGGGCAACTGTCCCATAGGGGATGCCATAGGATATTTCGGCTTGGGAGCGGAAACGCTGACCACCGGGCCGTATTCGATAAACGGGTTAGCATCCTTATGAAGTATATACAATTGGTTATTGGTACGAAGTGATTGAAACATGATTGTTTAATTTTAAGGAGTGTGGCTATTCCCATTTTGGGAACCACCACAAAACTCCATGTTAATTATTACTTGCTCCGTAAAGAAGCGGTTTCTACTGTAGGAGCCGGAGCCGTTGTCGGTCTGTACCCTCCATTAACAAGATACAATTCGTTGGTGTACTTGTTATAATGAATCTCATAGATGCCGGTTCCAGCCAAGTTTGCAACAGTCACAGGCTCATTGTTATAAGCCATCAACGGTCTTGTGTCCCCATTAGTTCCTATCAATATCGGAAGTGTAGCAGTTGTACCGGCAGGTATAGCTTGTCGGAGACTGATATAGAATCCCCCAACATAATCCCTGTTACGGAACGCATGGTTAGGGAGTTCAAGAGTAACATTCTCCGTACCGACTGTCACAGCCACCGTAGGAAGAGTATTGAAGTTTGCTCTTCCGATTGATGGGAATGGGAATCCTGTAAAAAAGTTAGGCCACATATCTACCTCCTTTCTTACCGGATTAACCCCAGTAGTTGTTGCAACCACATCCACTACGTCCGTATACAGCGTCACCCATATATGCACCGTAGGCGGCTGCACGGAAACAATCTGTATTAATAGCGGTTAAATTGGGGTATTGAACACTCACAGTATTGGGGAGCTTGCATTTGATTCCATCAACATCGCTTTGTAATGCCTGCAATCCGGCTGCCAAAGGAGCAATCTGTTGTCCTACTGCACTCAGGATAGTGGCGTTCTGATTACGCTGGGATATTTCGGCTGTTAAAGTAGCCTTTTCCGCAGTAAGAGATGCGATCTTGTCCTGCAATGCCTGATTTTGAATTGCATCAAGTTTAGCAAGGATAGCATTCGTGTTGGCAGTAGCACCGTCACGCAATGACAATGTGTTTTGGTTAGCAGTGTTGATTAATGCGTTAGTTTGGTTGCACATTGCAAGCTGACTCTCGTATCCTTGTGTGGTTACAAGCTGTTTCATATCGCAGCAACAGCTACAGATCTGAGATGTCAGAGCGTTGTTACCTTGCATAATCGCAGTCAGGATACTGTTGGTGTTCTGACCCATTTGGTTACCGAGACCGCAGATTGCCTGTGATACAGAGTTAATACCGGCAAGGATTTGGTCTGAAGAGGTGTTAACAGCTTGGGCTAATGATGCAATGTCCACACCGTTCCGGTTAAGTGTCTGCATGATCATTTCTCTTCCTTCATCGGCACCCTTATTGTTGTTGCCGCCGAATCCAAAGTTTCCGTTACCAAAGATGGCTGCAATCACAATCAATGCAATGATGTCCTGAAAACCTCCATTGTTTCCGAAAAAGCCGCCGTTTCCATTTCCTCCCATCAGCCCCATCAGATAGCCTGTGTCAATTCCACGGCTCTGCAAGGACGGAAGAATGGACGCAAGCAGACCATTGTTTGCGCCGGTTCCACCGTCTTGGTTAAAAACATAAGTTCGTTCCATAAGTATTTGTATTTTGTATCCCGGTCAAAATCGACCGTTCACAAAAGTATATATATCATATCTCATGAGGAATCAGTTGTTTCCCAACAAATTCTTTATATTATCCCAATATATTCTCATCATTTTTTCACTTTTTAGACGTATATGAAAATTTGATATCATATAGTTCACTGAACGCTTAGTTTTATGAATGAGAGAAGAAATCTGAGATGGATAAAATCCTTTTTCGTATAGAATATATACAAGGATATATCTAGCGTTAACAATCTCTGTGACACGGTTGTCACTTACTATTAATTCGGTAGGTATTTCTGTTCCTTTAGAAACAAGAGCTATTATTTTGGCAAAAATTTCAGACTTACACATTGTGGTTTAAATTTTTGTTGTATTTTTGCCTTGCCAATCAAATACAATCATGACAAAAGCATACGTAGGAAATAAGTAAGGATATTACTACCCCTGACACTTACCTATGTATGCTTTTGTATGCTTTAAAGTTTGATTGGCGTTAAACTTCAAGTGTCGGGGGTTATTTTAATTCTGCCCCCTGAAAGAATTACTTTTATTAAATGAGTTTTTTATTATCTGTCACACTTCTACTTATGGCGGATAATACTTGATATGCTATCTCATCTTGCACCTCCCTTCTTCTTTATCAACCAAATGACTACGATTAACAATACTAATATAATACCTATAGATAACTCTCCTAGTTCTAATTTTGTCTTCTGCCACCATGTTAATTCCTTCTCCACAGGATAGGGAACCCCTACATCTTTCTCCTTCTCTACATAAACTGTGTCGTTAATTGTCCTGTCACGGTAGACTATATGCCACTTGTCAACTAATACTGAATCGTTCTTCTCTCTTATATAGACAGAATCCTTAATGTGGATAGAGTCACGTTCGTACACAGTAAGATAAAGACTGTCAGTCCTTATTGTTTCTACGGGAACATACCTTATACTCCGGCATGACCCAAACAGCAATAGCAATACTATCGCTATCGCAATCCATATATAGATCCTTTGTCTCATAAACTTAACACTTGTTTTCTATTGGCACCGTCAGACCGATAACTGACGTGCACCCATGCAAAGTTAGACTCGTTCAGCAAATCTAATTCCTTCATCCTTTTAATGTTGCGTTTTGGCGGTATTCCAGTAACATGTGACCAGGAACGACCCGCCATTATGTCACATATAGTTTGCTTAGATACTGAAAACATATCAGACAAATAACCAAGTCCTAACCCTAAATGCTTGAATTTGACAATATCACGAACTTTAGCTTCGGTCAGTTTCGCTTGGGTGTTTTTTTCTCCAAAATGAGAATGATGTAATTCACAAAAACGATGTTTTTGATTTTCACTTCTTGTAACCCATTCAAGATTGGTTACAGAATTATTATGCTTGTCACCATCTTTATGATTTACCTGAGGTTTATTTTCGGGGTTGGGAATAAATGTGATAGCTATAAGTCTATGCACTCCAAACCTTTTAAATTTACCATTTCCTATTGGCAAATCAACTCCAACGTAGTTTCCTTGTGTTTGAGGAATAAGCTTACTACCTTTACTGTTATAAATGTTACCCTGCATATCTGCATAGTATCCTACATGATTAGGTATTTCGCTTCTTTGAGTTTTCTCTTCCATAATTATAGGCTTAATACTTGTTTCCTTAAATTACTTTTGTTATAAGATACGTGAATCCAATCTCCACCATGTTCCCAAATCAATTGATCATAGGGCAGGTTCTTTCGGATATATTCAAACAATAACTTGTTTTGCTGACGGTCGCCAGTATCAATATCAGCAGCTTCCCCCTTCATGTGCTGCGAGGTCTTGCTTCCCTTGACGGCCGCATTAAGTTCCGGACAGCGATAACCACTGTTTACTGTTATAGGCTTTCCCCACCATGTGCGTAACGGGTCCAGTACGTTATCCACCAAGGCAGTCAGAGCAATCACATGCTCCTGCCTGCATCTGTTGTTAATACCCAAGCGGTCAGCAGTCGTTGACTTGCAGAGTTCCGCAATTGTAAAATATTTCATTTCTTATCCTCCTTTTTATTTTCGTTGTCAAATAGTATCTGAGCCATGATCTTGGCAATATCATCCTTATTCTCGATAATCACACTCATTGTCTTCTCTGCCTTGCGCAACTCCGCTTTTTCCCACGATTTTTCACGAACTGATTTAAACTCACAGAAGATGCAGTAACCCGTCCAAATCATTGAAAAAACAGGGAAGGGGATAACCACACAACATAACAGGTCTATGAAGCACAATTCTATGAACGGGGTGAAATACTTCTTCGCTTTGACGGCTGTTTTCTTATACCCAGTGGATGTTCTTGCCTCTCCCCGTTGCTTGGCTTTCATTACTCCCGTGATAAGGTCTACTAACATAGCCCCCATTGTAGCCGCAATACACAAGGCTATAAGCACAATATGTATCATCATGTGCTCGTTGATAAAATTGTAAATTACGTCTTTCATTTAAAGTAAGTTTTGAACACATTAATATGATAGATATTCACCTGTCCATAGTTGGCATCAAATATCTTCTTGATCTCGTAGCCCAATCCATAAGATAATGCTTTCATTCTTCGCCAGTTGATGGAACGCCAGTTCATATTATGCTCCTTTGCCCAACGCTTGATACTGTACCATTCTTTGGATTCATCAAGTTGCTCGGTCTTCTGTTCTATTTGTTTCTGTTGCTCCTCAATCTTCATTTGCTGTTGGGCAGCTAGCATAAGGGCCTCTCCAAAAGATTGAGGGACGTTATACTGAGAGTGAAGCGAGTAACTACCTGTATTTACCACCGAAGGAACAATCTCATCAAATATCCAACTCTCAAACTCGTCAGCTTTCGGCATCTGACTTTTGGTTATCAAGCGATAGATGTTGCCTTCGCTGATAAACTTCATTGATTTCATTTGTATAGCTGGCGTGCCATCTGCTTTTAATCCAGTTTGCACCCCTACTTCCCGAATCGTTATGGAGGCTGGTTTACAGTGATCTATAATTGCTTTTGATGGATTTGAATACTGTAGAGAAGTGGCAATATCCATTCCGCAAAACCAACTTTTACCATTTTCAACATACATACGAACTTTGCCAAATAGTGGGTGTTCGTAAACCATAATTCCACTCATTTCAAGAGCAGACGAAACTTTTTCTACAACTAGCATATTACTTCTTATTATATATTTAATAAACATGTCCTGCACTTTTGCATCACATTAATTATCAACGTTTTTAATTACTTTTGCCTGTTGAATCTTCGTAAGTCGTTGATACAAAAGCTAAACGCAAAAATGCGTTTAGTAATTCATCATCTGTATTAAGAATTGACAATACTTCTTATTACAGAGGCATGTCTTCTTTATTTGGTCATACAAAACAAAAAAGAGCCTGCTACGGAAACTAATCCGCAACAAGCTCTTGGCTTTATCAAATATGTAGTATGTCCTTTCGTCATAATCAATGTGGCGTGCATCTTCACACGCTTCCACAAAGATAAATATTGCTTCTTTCTTTCGCAAATAAGAATACAAAAAAAAGAACGACCGCCAGCAAAAAGCACAGCAGCCGTTCAATCCACGCCCTACTCTCTATCCCATTTTCCCAAGAAGACAATAGCGAAGATATCAAACAGGTTGTATCCACATGGGAAAAAGGTTAATAAAATATATGTTGTATAATCTGTTATTTTAATTTAGATTAAACAAAAATAATATTTAAATTGTTTGTTAATGAATAAATTAATTTGTTCCTTTGTAGCAGGCAATAGCCTTCATGGTGTGAAGTTACACCATACCCACTTTTAGAACGTGATCACTGTGGAGGCAATTGCTGTATTATAACGGCGGTTGCCTTTATTGTTGAACAATGAAACAATGGTTTAAGATACCTTCTTTAAAGAAGTCGAATAAGGATATGTATAGTGATGCTACTTATCATGGTAAAGATGATGGTGGTAATTTTATTTATGTTCCTAAATGGGTGGAAAATCTGTTTTATGGCAATAGAGGGAATATAGATTTTGACATGTCGACCGTTGAAGGGAAATCAAGAGCCTTACATGAATGTTGGCCGTTTGCAATGGTTCTAGATCATTGCGGAAGAATGATGCAGAATGGGCGGTATTATGTGACGGATATTAACGGAAACGAGAAGAGGAGTTTCAAAGACATTGTGACTCTTCTGAATCGTCCGAATGTGATACAGAGTGGGCGTTCTTTCATAAAGCAGGTTGAGATATCTTTGAAGTGTTTCGGTTTTTGCCCTATTTATACATTAAGAGCTTTAAAATCCGACCTTCCTAAATCCATGATGGTAATACCTCCCGAATTATTCTACATGGAGTCTCTTGGTAAGAGCCCATTTACTCAAACAGAACTTTCTTCAATTTCTAAAAGGGTATATATACGTTGGGGAAATGAGAATATAGAACTTGGTGATGAGGAGTATTTTGTCATATACGATTCGATAATGGATATTCCAAGTAATAATGGAGGGAGAATTACCTTCCACTCCCCTGTGGACGCATTATCTACTCATACTCGAAACTATATGGCTCAACTGATAGGGAGAGGAAACCTTATTGTTAATGGAGGACCTAAAGGGATACTATACGGAAATGATACGACTGACGTAGGGAATGCAGCTATTACTCCGTCTGAATCCAAGAAATTGCAGGATGATTTCAAAAGGAAATATGGTATAGTGCATAAGTTGTATGAAATCATGGTGACTCCTAAGAAACTAGGGTGGATTACATTAGGGTCAAATACAGACCAATTGAAGCTTCATGAGGAGGATAAGGCGTGTTTGGAAGCGATAGCTCAGACGATAGGCTTTGACCCCAATCTGATTATACAAGGAAGTACTTATGATAACTCTTCTCAAGCAAAGAAAGCGGCATATCAGGACCTTATTATACCTGACAGTGAATCTATAACAGAGGCTCTGACTAATGCTATATGTAAGGACAGGGCAATAATCAAAATGGACTTCACTCATGTCCCTTGCCTTCAAAAGGATATGAAAGAATTGGCGGATGCCTTGTCTACAGCCTCTAATGCTGTAGCTTCATTGTATAACAATCGGCTGATTACTTTTGAAGAGGCAAGAACCGAAATGTCCAATTTTACAGATATTGATCCTGATAATCCTAAGGGAGAATTTAAAAGTGAAATAAATAATGATGGAGACAAGCAAATACAAAAACAGGCTGGGGAAGCAGTATAAATCCTTAGCTTTTTATGCAAAGGAGATACAATATGATTCTGGCAGCAGAACTATCAGTGGCTATGCTGCGGTTTTCAATAACATTGATAAGTCCGGTGACATGCTCCTGAAAGGTTGTTTTTCAAAAAGCATACAGGAGAGAGGCCCGGGAAGTTCTGCTAATGATAAGATTATCATGTTGTGGATGCATGACATGCATGAGCCTATAGGACGCATTACGCTTCTGCAAGAAGATGAGAAAGGGCTTTACTTTGAAGCGTCTATTGATGATGTGGAAAGAGGAAATCAAGCGTTGAAGCAGCTTGAAAGTGGCACTTTGAACCAGTTCTCTATAGGTTATAGTTATGTATGGGAAAAATGTGAATATGACAGGGAACGTGATTGCTTGGTTGTAAAGGAAGTCATTCTGTATGAGATATCCGTAGTGTCCATAGGATGTAACGGAGAAACTGAATATCTTGGTCTGAAATCGGCAGAAGAATATGAAAGTGCGTTGGAGTCACTTCCGGTTGAAATAAGTGATGTATGTAAAGGACTTCCGATAAGAAAGAGGGAGGAAATCCAAATGTTAGTAAGAAAAGCGATGTCACTCGCTCGATACAAGCCGGCAGACAAGCCACTTGATGAAGAGGGAGCCGATGAAAAAATAAAACTATTTACAAAACCTTTAAAACTTAAAGAAGCATGAAATTTGACTTTTTAAGCAAAATTGATTTGTCGGTAATGGATGAGGTTTCCGTGAAGTCATTACAGGCGTTGCAGGACGCAATAAACGCTACTGTAGGCGATTTCATGGACGATACTATCGACAAAAAAACTTTTGAGGATAAATTAAATGAGGTTTCTCAAAAGATAGATTCCGAAAAGGAATTGGAAACAGTGCGTAAGGAACTTGGTGAGATGAAAGAGATAATCGTTCGCATGAAAGGTGCAATGCATAAGAATGAAGACGGGCAAATGGTGTTCAAGTCTGTAGACCAGCAGATTGAAGAGCAACTGAAGGATTTCATCACAGTAGGCAAGCATGGAGAGAAAACTGTGGACTTGAAAACGGCTTGTAAGCAGTCCCCCGGTTTTAAGAAAAGCCTTACGCTTGTTATAAACAAGAAGGAGGTTGAGCCCTTGAAGAGTACGGGTGTGGCACCACATTATAACATGACAATTGATAGTCAGTTATCTGTTGATCCACGTTCCCAGACTGTAATCCGTAAATTTGCCAATGTGGCAGCAATATCTACACGATCATTGACTTATGCGGAGTTCAATCCAGGTGAAGAAGAAGCTGAATGGGTTCCAGAAGGCGGTCTTAAGCCTATGATGAGCGGTACATTGGCAGAAGTTACTATCAATGCTGGCAAAGTGGCTCTTGGCGCAAAAGTAACTGAAGAAACATTATCTGATTTGCCTCAGTTGGTTGCGGAGGTTAGGGCTGAGATTATCAATCGTATTGGTTTGAAAGAAGAAGAAGGTATTCTGTCTGGTACTGGTTCCGGCGGTCAGATTAAAGGGATTGGGAGTGATATACCTACATTCTCTTTGACAGCTCTGAAAGTAGATAAGCCCAACACTTATGATGTTATTGTTGGTATGTATACACAGATTGTGTCAATGTCCAATATGGCTTATCGTCCAAATCTTGTGCTTATGCATCCTCTTGACTATGCGCAGATGCAGTTGACTAAGGATGTTAATGGGCAATATCTTCGTCCTTTCCGTATTGGCGATGAACTGATTCAAGGTCTGAGAGTGGAAACCAGCACAGCAATCAAGCAAGGTGATATTTGGGTTGGCGATTTTAACTATCTTAACATCCGTGATGTATGGGTTCTTACCATTACATTTGGATGGGAAAATGATGATTTCACTAAAAATATGGTGACTATCCTTGGTGAAAAACGTCTTATGGCGTATATTAAAAAGCAATATAAAACTGCATTTGTCAAGGATAAGATTGCGACCGTTATTGAAGCTATAACCCCTGCCGGTATTGGCGGATAAATTTATTAAACATTATGAAAGTAAATTTGACTAAAACTTATGAGGTTGAGTTCGCAAAGGACGGGGCCGTTTATAAAAAAGGTGATAAAGTAAGTGTTAATATGTTACTTGCAGGTAAGTTCTTCCAAGATGGACGTGTTGCCACTGTTCCTTCGGAATTGATGGAGGACGCTAAGAAAATCGGTGCTGAAGATTTGTTCAATAAAAAGAAGAACCTCAAAGATATTGTGTAATGTTGGTGGATTATACTTTTTTCCAAGGTGGTATTCTTGATATCGAAGGTGCAGTATTGAATATACATACTCCTTCTGAGACTAATAAGGCAATTGTTGACAGCCTTCAAGGCTTTGTAATGCAATATGAGCCGGAATATTTAGAGAAGCTCCTAGGGGAAAAGTTGTATAAGGAATTCTCATCCTATATTTCCAACGATGGAAAAACGAAGGAAAAAAGATGGGATGATCTTATAGCGCATCTTGTCATGAAATATAGTGATGGCGATAGGGAGATTTCCAAATCCCCCATCGCCAACTATATATACTTCCATTACTTGAGACATAATCACACTCAGGCGACTATTACAGGAGTGAAGGCTGATGGAGATGATGGTCGTCTTGTAAGTCCCGAAAGGAAAATGATGTTTGCATGGAACGACATGGTAAGAATGAATATCAGACTTGTGAGATGGCTTCAAGCCAATAATGCGGACTATCCGGATATCGCCACCGATTTCGAATTGATGGAAACAATTAATTCCTTTGGGTTATGATAATTGATATAATATCAGATGTATGTGCTTCCTTGTCAAAAAGAATGGATAAACAGATAAATTACATATATGGTGACAGTTCTTATATAAGGGAAACACTTCTTCTTCTTGGGAAAAGCAGGGTGACAGCATCGGGAAAATTCCCAATGATAGGGCTGTATGTTCCCTTAGACGAGGAAAGGGATAGTGAGAATTATTTTTGTAAGGCATCTGTAAACATAATAATCGCTACCAATACACTGGAAAAGTATACAAATGAACAACGTCGTGAGATATCTTTTGAAGGTATTCTTCGACCTTTGTATTACGGATTCATAGAAGAGTTAAAAAAAAGTGATAAATTTGATTTCGGTTACTCCGGTATTGTAAGCCATACATATTCAGAAAATTATAGTTTTGGAAGACGTGGTGCTGTTGATGTTGACGGTAAGGAAGTTGGCGAAAAGATAGATGCTATTGAAATAAAGAATTTGGATTTAACAGTTAAAAATCAGAATTGTTATGCGAACAGATATTAGAGAGTGCGGCAGCACGTCCGGATTTAATACTGGAATGAGTTACTGCCCCCTGCAACCGGACAAGGTCGCAGGTGTTATATTGGTCATTCATGGCAAAAAACTGCCCAAGGAATTGACTGCTGATGCTTTGGAGGAAGCCTGTCATGCTGATTATCCGGACAGAATTTATCCTATTACAGGATTTTCGGAATACGCGGTAAGCGGCGGTGAACCCAATACAACAGAAAATGGTTATGCCGGGTCGGAAATAACGGGCTATTCGGCAAGGACGGATACATTCACGTTGCGTAAGTTTAATCTAGCTTTACAAGCTAATCTTGTAGCCAACAAGGATACATTGTTTGATATGTATGTTTTTGACAAGAATAATGTTATCTACGGAGAGGATGACGGAACAGACGAGCTTGCAGGATTCGATTTGTCAGGGGTTTACCCTACAGGGCAGACTTATGACTCAAGCGGACAAAAGGCTTATCTTGCGTTTAATGCAATGTATTCCGATGCGGAGAAGATGATGAAAAACATGTCTGTAAAGCAAGCGGGTGTCAATTTGGAAAATGTTCTCAAGGGATTGAATTACGTTGAATTTGTCAAAATGGCATCTCCTGAGAATACATATAAACTCGTGGATCACTATGACCGCACAGACCTTACTGCATATTATGGCACTGTATTGTCTAATAAGGCTTCAACAGTCGTTTCTGGTGCGTCAGCACTGGAATACAGTAACGGTGTGCTTACAGCGACAGGAGGTGTACCGGTGCTTAAATCTCCTTCTATTTTACAGGCTAATGGGGTCATTGGAATTGAACAATGGGTACAATGAGAATTAATGGAGTCACATTTATAGAGTCCGAGGTGGTCAAACTTTCATTGGATGAGTTTGTCGCTCAGAATATAGATGTATTCTGGAAGGACATTTCTAGAGAAAGGCGGAAATCAAGGCTGGTTTCCGTATATAATAGAATTATCAATAACAGTAATTTAGGAGGCGGGGGAGATTGATCCCCCGTTTTGCTATGACATTGGAGGAATACGCGAGATGTTGGAAGAAATTGGCTGATGGCATTCAGCCAATGATAAGGGATAAGATGGAAAGGGATGTTCCTCAGTTTGAGGAATATATACGAGAACAGCTATATAGTGGTGTTGATGGCGATGAAAGTCCTTTAATTCCCGGATATACAGAGGACCCATACTTTAAAAAAGCTTATGGAGAGCATTGGAGGAAAAATGCCGAACGCTATAAGAATTGGAAGACAAAGATACAGAAACCAAAGCCTTCATATTTGGGTTTTTCTGCAAGAGGAAATAATACTCCAAACCTTATCATACGTGGAGATTTTTATAGTTCCATCACGGCAATACCAATATCAAATGGTATAAGGATTGCCAGCTATGGCGTTTCTTTTGGTTCTGATATTGAGAAGAAATATGGCTATAAAATTTTCAAGGTAAGCTCCAAAGCAAGGAGGCATTATGTTACGTACAGGCTTATGCCCTCTATTGATAAATTTATAAGGAGGTGCGAATTATGAAAAACTGCTTGTGTCAAGGAAATAAATCAATGAGGGAGATGGAACATATGCGTTCAATCGCAGAGAAGGCTGCTGTTATGGATGAATGTGTTTATATATTATACAAGGTTGGAGATGTGTATAAGTTCTGTCGTGAAGGTGAAAACTGGTCGGGTGAGTTTGTAGAATTCATATTTCCGTAAAATGGTGATTTTTATCATTCTATTATTTTGGCGTTTCCCGTATTATTTATTAATTTAGCAACAGCGATAGATAGAGGTTTCGCATAGAAAGATATTATATATTCATTAAGAGTAATGGATATGATGCGGTGGCCGACTCCTCTATATCGGTTGCCGCATTTTTTATATCCCGTATTAAGATGTACGGAACATCTTGTGAACGAAAAGACATGAAAACGAATCAAATCATGATTCGCCCAATGGGTGAATTTACAGTTAGTCAGAGAACAAAAGATGGCTATTTTGACGGTGGGGACTTGTTACGTCAATGGAATTCAGTAAAAGGAAATGAACAAAGAAAAATGGATGAGTTTCTTTTGGCTAAAAGAACTGGAGATTTTATAGAAGCGCTCATAGCTGAAGAACGTGAAAATGGTTTAGGGGAAAATTCCCCTAAAATTGATAATCAGGTAGTTAAGAAGAGTAAGGTTAAAGAGAAGGGTAAAGCTGGCAGACCTAAAGAAGAAGTATGGATGCATCCTTTCTTATTTACCAAATTTGCCATGTGGATTAATCCTCGCTTTGAAGTAAAGGTAATACGCTTCGTATATGATGAGATGATTCAATACCGTAATTTAGCTGGAGATGCTTATCCTGCTATGTGTCGTGCCGTTTGTTCAATACTCCCTGGGGATATATTCCAGAAAAAGATTAAGGACTTAGCCAAGTCTCTAAACATCATAGTTTATGGCAAACATGAATCAGAAATGCGTAATAAGATTGGCGATGAAGATAAAATCCGCGAATTATATGAGTTAGAATTACAGATAGCTCAATGGATAGATTTAGGCTTTATCAAAGACTATAACAGCCTTAAATCTACATTGACTAAATTGTATTACCGGAAATATCCCAATGTTCTCCCAATGTAAATATTGATTTTTCCTCAAATGTCTTGTGCGAAAAGATATTTATTTTTTAATTGAAAAACAAAACTATCATTTATGTTGTAATTTAGATTTTGTCTAAATTGTGAATGTAATATTTAATAATTGCGTTACTATATATTACTATGCGTTACTTAGTATTACTATTAATTGATATTGTCTTTTGTTTAATATTCATACCATTGTATAAGATAAAAACATCATTTACCTTTGTATCTGTAACAAGTGCAAGGCGTTACTTGATGTTGATTAAATATTCTCCTATTGGAGTTTATATATGACTGTTCCGTAGTAGCTTGCACCTATTACGGAACTTTCTTTTTATACGATTCCAAGCGTGGATAGTATAAGGGAGGAAAGCAGGAGTGAATAATGGCACAATGGGGTTCGATTCCTCACCTGCTACAATCTGTCAAAATAAATCCCCGAAGGCGGAAGTGACTGAGCCTCCAACGGGGAACAATATTAATCTTATATCGCAAAAATATTTGTAACATAATTTAAAAGGCTATGAAAACAATAGATAAACTTGAAATTATACTTCAAAAAATGGAAGAACAAAATAATAGACTTGAACGGATATGCGGCAAGCATCTCAAACTGATTGTATGCACTGGGAAAAGAAGTGAGAAGGTGAAATTTAAACATGAAGATTGAAATGCTATGTTTGTAATTTATTTATACAACATTCTAAATTGCAAACAAATATGTTGTAATGTTTGCAATTGAATTTGAAAATATTGTACTTTGTAAAAAATAACTAATTAAAAACTATAGATAATGTCTGCTATTTTAATGATTGGAGTGATAGCAATAATAGTAATTGTTGCACTCAACATGGGAAAAGGAACTAAAGCTGAAGATGGGGATTTTGTATTGAGAGCTATTGCAGGGGATAATGATGTCGCTCTTGTTTTAGAAAAAATAAAAAGTGAACAAAAGGGAAAAGTAATAATACCTAAAGGGGTTACGACTATTGGTTATGAGGTTTTTAAAGGAATGATTTATATTACTGATGTTACTATCCATGAAAAAGTAAAAATAATAGGTCAAAGAAGTTTTAAAGATTGTTTGGGCCTTGATTTTTTATATACAGGAGAAGGAACGGAAAGGATTGGAGATGAATCTTTTGAAGGATGCTTAAATTTAAAAGTTATTACTATTGGTCCTAGAACCAAAAATATAGATCCTAATGCTTTTAAAAATTGTCCCAATATAGCAAAAATAAATATAGAATGTTTGACTCCTCCAGATATTTTTGAAAATTGCTTTGATGAAGATGTGAAAAAGAATTGTATCTTATATGTACCTAAAGGTCGTTTGGAAATATATTCAAGGGCAATAGGATGGAGTAAATTTAATAACATTCAAGAAAACGAATGATAAAAAATGAGGTTGTGTCAGCATTTGATACAACCTCATTTTTTATTTTCTCACCTTCATAATATCAATAAAATCACTATCTTTGCTTTTAGAAGGTGCATGAAGTCATGCACTACCCAAAACTTACGAAAAGACCATGGCAGGAGCAGAATTTAAAATTACTGATGCGATTGATCCTAACATCGTTAAGAAGTTAAATGAGATAAGGATTAATATTCAAACCACATCTTCCGAATATGCGAATTTCACAAAACAATTAAGTGATGGCATAAATTTTAAGCCGGGTAATCTAAGAGAATACCAGTCTAAAGTTGACAGTTATAATGCTACAATTACCAAATTATATGCTTCTCAAAATAGGTTGTCTGAATTACAGGCTAGTCAATTAAAGTTATTGACCGATATTTCCCGTAAGATAGAGCTTCTTACCAAACCATTGAATACATTGGCAGACAAGATAACGGAAGTAAAAGTAAATTTGAGAGGTGCTTCCGAAGACTTGAAGAACGTGTCACAGGATGCGGAAACTGCTTCTGTTTCATTCCAAGAGGCATCTAAGAAAATATCCATGACTGCTGCTGATTTTGATTCAATCCGTCAGACGGTAAAGGCTTTTGATACACAAGCCTCCGAATTGAACAGTAGATTAAGTGATAACAAAGAAATAATTTCAGCCTTAAGAACATCTCTGAAAGAATTATCGAAGGAGTATAAGAAAGGTGCTATCAGCGAAGAGGAATACAAGTCCAAAAGAGATGCTACGGTATCCCAGTTACGCACGCTGACAGAGCAGAATAAACAATATTTGGCGATATTGAGAAATCATACACAGGTAGCGATTGCCACTACAGGAAGCTATAACGAGATGAAGGCTTCAATGCTTCAGTTGGAAAAGGAATATTATAACCTTTCACAAGCTGCACGCGAGGGAGCAAAAGGTATGGATATCTTGAACAATATCGGCAAGCTGAATCAACAATTAAAGGATATAGATGCACAGATGGGCAATTACCAACGTAATGTGGGTAATTATGCTTCTGGTTGGAATGGCCTTAATGTTTCCATACAACAGATTGCGAGAGAACTTCCGGCTTTGTCTGTTAGTGCCAATACTTTCTTTCTTGCCATATCCAATAACCTTCCTATATTTATTGATGAGTTAAAGAAAGCAAGGGTGGAATATGAACTTCTTAAAAAATCGGGGCAGACTGCTACACCTGTATTTAAACAGGTATTGAGTTCCCTTCTTAGTTGGCAGACGGCTTTAGTTGTTGGGATAACTCTTTTACCGAGTTATGGAGGTGAGATAACCAAATGGGTGGGTAGCCTGTTTGATGCGAGAAAAGAAATTGATTATCTAAAACAGCTTCAGGAGGATTTGAATAAAGCTCAAAAAGAAGGTGTGAAAAATGCCCAAGATGAAGCTATTAAATTGGATATATTATATAGGGCTGCTGTCAATTTGAATAAACCTATGGGAGAGCGGGAAAAAGCCGTTGAGGAACTGAAAAAGCAATATCCTTCATACTTTAAAAATATAAGTGATGAAAACATTCTTGCAGGTAAAGCGGCTGATAGTTATCAAAGGTTATCTAATGCCATATTAGCTTCGGCTAAAGCTAGAGCTGTGCAAGATCGGCTTGTAGAACAGGCTAAACAAAAATTAGACTTGGAAGATCAGTTGGCAGAAAAAGAAGAAAAACGTGCGAAACTTGAATCTGCTAGAGATCAGATGAAAGCACAATATGAATCCAGTCAAGGGGCAGCTATGGATACAGCTAGAGACATGTATGGGAAGTTAAACAAGCAGGTTGAAGACTTGGATAAAGAAATAGGTTCTTTATTAAATCAGTTATATCAAGCAGATAAGGCTAGTAGAGATATGGCAAGTTCTATTAACATTGGAGATGTTACATTTAATCCTCATTCTGCCGATAAAGCATCGGATGATTTAGCGCAATACATAGAGAATCTTAGGAATAAAATGGCTGACTTGTCCGTTTCTCTCATTAAAGATGAGCATGAACGTAATCTTGCTGCCATAGAGAAAGAATATAAAGACCAGATAGCAGCTGTAAAGGGATATTCTGAGGAAGAGAACAAACTTCGGGAAATGTTGGGCCAAGAGAGAATGCAGAAGATAGCGAAAGAGAATGAGGAATATGCTAAGAAGTTGGCAGAGGCTGAGAAAAAAAGGATCGAGGAAAAGAAAAAGTATACTGATGAGATGCTCAGACTGGAAGAGGAACAATCATCTCTCCGTATAGCAGCTACAAGTACTGGATATAAGGAACTTGAAAACATTATAACAGAAAATTATTCAAAAGGACTGCTATCGCGAAAAGAATACGATGAAGCCATGCGTGAGCTGGAGCGGAAAGCCGCAAACGAGCAATTACAGATACAGATAGATGCTGCTGAAAAAATGATTGAGATAGCGGAAGCATCGGGCGTGGTAAGCAAGCAACAAATTGAAATGCTGAGAGAATCCATAAAGGCTATGGAAGCAGAGATAGGTTCTATAAATGCGGATGATCAGTTGGAAAAAGCGGAAGAGCAACAGGATATCACACGAAGGAATTTTGAAGTGTTGAAAGGTTATTCTTCTGCATTGAAAGATCTTGCATCGGATATCGATAGCCCGTTTGCCGGTATATTTGATGGGATGGATAAGGGATTCAGTATTATGTCTGATAAGATATCGGGTGTTTGGAAAGAACTTACAGACGGTGAGAAGATGGAAAGAACTACCGAGATGTGGGCTTCTATGGTTAGTGGAATTGGTGAAATGATATCATCCATTTATGATCGCCAGATTGAAGCTATTGAGGCTGAACAGGAAGCGAATGAGAAAGCTGGTGAAGAGGAAATTTCCCGTATAGAGGATTTAGAAGAAAGAGGTGCTATAACAACTGAAGAAGCCGAAGCGCGTAAACGTGCAGCGGAAAATAAAACGGCACAAAAGAATGCCGAATTGGAGAAGAAAAAAGCTGCATTAAGAACAAAACAGGCAAAGTTTGAGAAAGCTACCAGTATAGCTGAGGCGGCTATACAGATAGCAGGTGGTATTTTGCAGACGATAAAACAATTGGGCTTCCCTGCTGCAATACCTATGATAGCTGCTCTAGGTGCTATGGGAGCGATACAGCTTGCTACTATTATAGCGACTCCTATTCCGAAGTATGCCAAGGGTACTGATTCGCATAAAGGCGGATTGGCTGTAGTGGGTGATGGTGGTGTTCCTGAAACAATCGTTACTGATAAAGGAGCGTATATTACTCCGTCTGTCCCTACTTTGGTTGACATCCCTAAAGGTGCGAAGGTTATACCTTATGCAGTGGATATGGACAGGATAAAGGCTCATGCAAATGATTTTGATGGTCTTATGGCATATAGAAGCGAAAACGATCTTCCTCCTGTATCAATAGTTAATGATTATAGTGAACTGGAGAAAAAGATAGGGCATCTGGGAAAATCACAGCAGATAGGATTTGCAAAATTAGCCAAGGCGATAAGAGAAAACAATTATCAGCAATTTTCAAAAAGTATCTGATTATGAGGTATACAAGTGACATATATGAACTTCCCTTGTCCGTTTTTATAGAGATTTATACCAATGATAGCAATACTATTGAATTTGACGATGAGGACAAAGGGGCTGCATCGGCAAAAATTATCAATGACTATATAGAAATTGTCGGGAGCAAACAGTTGCTCTCTGAGATATTGAATTGTAATGAGCGTATGAATCTTGCAATGACCGTGGAGTGCATGAAGGCATGTGAGAACATGATGAAGTTGAAAATGTATGATGAGGTGCGTGATATCCTGATGAAGATAGGTTATTCGTGTAAAAAAGGTGATGTAATGGCTATGAATGCTAGAATATCCGCATTAAATTCCCGTGCACAATATGATTTGGATAAGATAAGTAAGGAAAAGAATGAGGGACTGAAGGAGAAGCCTACAAAACGTGGATTTATAAATGAAGTTGTCGCTATTGGGAAGTATAATAAGATGTATATCAATCCGAAAGAATGGACCGCCGGATCTTATGCCTGTCTTGTAAGGCAGACATGTGACGAAATCGATGGGTTGAATCGTAAAATGAAATAATTATGTATTATCGATGTGAGTTACTTATAAATGGTCTGAAGTACAGGGTTACTGATGATCTTGAAAATTGGGACGAGGTGAAGGCTAGTTTCAAGAGAAATGACTATGACGGTGTTATCCGTACATTTTCCAACAAATTTTCTTTTGCTGGGGATGCTAGAAAATTGCTGTTAAAACAATATGATGAAGATTATTTGAATGCTTCTGCCTCAATAATAATAAGTACAAGAAATAACAGTTGGTTGTATAATGAACGGTTTAGTTGCGCTCTCAATTTTTCTACATTGCAGGATAATGGTCGTATCTTACAGATAAATGCCGTGGATGATAGCGTGGCGTCCATGATAAAGTCAAAAAAAGGAACTCAATATGAATATTCGGTCGAAGAGGTGAAAAGCCCCATTCCTCTTGTTTATGACGGACTTGAACTTTCAGAATCAGCAAAATGGATTCCTACAGGTGATACATTGGAAGACGATGACACTCTTATTAATGTTTATTTCAGCAAGAAAATGTCACCAATGCCAATATATATAACTGCCAGTGATTCCTTAATAAAGGGGTCTCTTGAATTTAATGATCAAACAGTAGGTGGTGATGATGTATATTCGATAAAGGCTCTGAAATCAATTAGGATAAATATAGAGTTTAATATTGATATGTTTGTGTTTAGGAAATATCAGTCTGGTGCTTTGGGATATGATGTAAGAGGTGTGAGGCTCCAGATTATGAAGATAAGTAATGAGATTGATAGTAATGGGGAAGCGGTGACTACGGAAACGGTGATAGGAAGTTTTGAACTTACGACAGAATCAGAAACGCCAGTGGAAAAGAAGGTTTCGGAATCGTACAATATAAGTCTTTTGCATAATGATAAAATAATAGTGAGAGCTATGTATGTCAATGAGAAAGAAGAGATTGTACCTGTATTGCCGGATTTGCCATACAAAGTCTCAACATCAAGTTATTTTAAAGCATCATGGAAAAATCGAATAAACCCTGTTGAGATGGATGTTATAAAGCCCGATACATTGCTGAACAGATTGCTTAAAAGTATTAATGGAGAGAAAGATGGTTTGACTGGAGTGATTGAGGGGACAGGAGATAGAAGGCTTGATAATTGTATGCTCTTGGCGGCTGAATCAGCCCGTAAGATTCCTGGAGCCAAAATATATACATCCTTCACCAAATTTGCAAACTGGATGAGTTATGTGTTTGGTTATGCTTACGACATATCCGGGAATACAGTAACTTTTCGGCATAGAAGCAAATACTTCTCGGATGATGTTGTCAAAAGGATAGATGATTTATCTGATTATGAGATGAAGGTTAATTCTGCATTGGTGTATTCTCGGATACGGATAGGCTTTGACAAACAGGATTACGACACGGCTAATGGAAAGGATGAGTTCCGTTTTACGAATGAATATACCACAGGCGTGACCATGACGGACAATAGCCTTGAAATGATATCTCCATACCGTGCGGACGCATACGGCATAGAGTTCCTTGCTGACAAGATAGGTGAAGATACTACAGACAACGAAAGTGACACTGATTTATTTATGGTAGGGGTAAAATCTGATTCGTCTGGACTTAAGTATATATTGAACAGGGATTATCTTATGGGTGGCGTTCTCAGCCCTGACACAATGTTCAATGCCATGTTTTCCCCTTCTTCTATGGTTTTGGCCAATGAAGCATACATCGGCTCATCTGTTGAGATGCTTACTTTTGCGTCATCAGATGGTAATAGTGATGTGGGTATTGATGGAATGGGGGAAAGTAGGGATATAATTCTTTCAAAAAGGATGTTTACTGTGGCGGAGGTGGAATTTGAGACTTCGGATGTGGAACTTCCGGAAGATCTTACAGGAATTGTTGAAATGGAATACCAAGGCAAAGTTGTACAGGGATATTATCAGCAGGCTGATTACAATTTTACAAAATCACAAAGTTCAAAGGTAACTTTGATCGTGAAAAATTTAAATTCGTTATAAAGATTCAAATTTTAATTGTTATATTTGCAATGAAAGCTTGTGAAGTCACAAGTTACTAGAAACTTACGAAAAGACTATGATATCAATCGGAGATGTTTGTCCGTTATTCTTTAAACCGCTGAAATATAAATATTCAAATGCTGGATGTTTCAGACAAGTATTTTCTGTGTCAGACAACATCCTGCTGCAAATCTTTTGTGATAACGGCGAAAAACCTTCAGCTTATTTGAATGATAAGATCGGCAATATTTCCTCCAAGATAACACTGCTTACTTATGATGTAAATGAAAGCATTAAGATGTATTATGCCTCATTATCTCCTTCGGAGGGGATATATACAGTAACTATAGGCGATAAAGAATGTGAGGAGTTCTGCGTGTGTGAGAATATAGGTGATTCTATTCTGATTGAATATTCCCATAAAGATAATAATTCTGCGTTTGATAATATATTCTGGATTGATGAGGTTCGGCAGATGTTCCAGTTCAGAATAATAGGAGGATTCAAGCCGGATGGGGTGGAGTTGAAAGTTGAAAACGAACAGTTTGTGAATCAGAAGCAGGAGATAATAGAAATGTATTCTCTCCCTTATAAAACATTTGATTTTGTTTTCGGGACAAGTTGTGGCGTTCCGTATTATATAGCGGAGTTTATAAATAAGGTACTTTGCCTTTCTCACGTCAGCATAAACGGTAATTTGTTTGTACGGGAAGGGGATTCTGTCCCGGAAAAGATTGATACAATAGGTAAGAAACAGATGTTTATATATAAAGTGACTTTACGCCCTAGACAAAATGATATCGCCGGGATCGGAGGCAAAACAGAGATTGCAACTTCATCTTCAGGAATCGCGTTTTTACTAACTAATCCAGAAGAGGACGATGTGTTGAAATATAAGAAGGCGAAAGCTGCTTTTGTTAATGAAAATTACGTGTAATCATGGCTAGAAATCGTCCTATAAAGATATTGTGGTACGGTTCGGAAACGGATGATGAAGGAAATCCGATTATACCGAAAATATCCCCGTCATTTGAAAAGCGACTGGAAGGGTTGAATGAGGGAGAGATATACATACATAATGATGATAATAATCCTTCTATTTACATAAGAACCAATAAAGACAGGGTTGTTGCCATATCGGGAGGTGCAAATATAAGTGAATTGGCTAAATATTTTTTGCGCAAAGACAAGGAGGACTCTACAAATTTTCTTTTATCATTACTGGGCGGAACTGTCATTAAGAAATATGCCAAGTTCGGTGATTTCGTTACCGGCGTATTAGGTGGATACATAGACGAAAAGGGCAATCTTGAAATGGAAAGCGGTGTATTTCGTAAGCGTTTGTTTGTTCCTGAAATAGCCTATAACCGTACAACCTATTTCAAAGGACGTATGGTAAACTCCCCCGGTGGTGGTTGTACCGTATTGTCATACGTGGATAACGGCGATGGAACCTACACCATCACTCCCGATCTGACAGATGCGGACGGATTGAGCCAGTTTGTTGATGACATCCTTACCACCTATTTTGTGACTAAAAATAGCGAAGGCAAACTGAACGGTTTTGAAGAAATGAAATTCCGTGTGACTGCCGCAGATTATACTGCCAAGAAGTTTACTGTCATTCCCCGTCCGGGGCATTCTGACTGGAAACCTGCCGAGCAGATGGTATTGGCACAAACAGGTAACTTTACGGACCCGGAACGTCAGACTTATATACTTATTGATTCAGTCAACGGAAACAACTGTATTACATTCTTTGACAATGCCAACACTTGGGACCCGGAGCCGGCGCAGATGCCTGCGTGGTTCGGCAAGAAAAAGGGCATGACCGTTAACGGAATTGATTGCGAGAAATATTCAGCCGTGTTGCAACAGGTCCTTTTGACTGGGCTTATCTTCCAGATAGATGAGATAACGGGAAACAAGGTTCGTGTACCTTTGGACAAGGGTGAATGGGTTTCAGGTAAGTACGCCTACTATGACCGGGTGTCACATAACGGGGCTTTGTGGTTGTGTGTTGATGATAATGGAACAACAACAGAACCGTCAGATGATAATCCGGCATGGCTGAAACAAGTGGCGGAAGGGCAAAAAGGTGATCCGGGCCTATCTATAGTCGGTGGTGGTCATTGGGAATCCTCCAAAACCCCGTACAAAGCCAATACAATGGTCACTCTTGCCAATTGTGTCTTTATATCCAAGGTGGAAACCTCCAATCCTCCCATCAGAATATTGCGTGTCAAAGGTGGCAATTTCTTAAGGAAGAAGGACGGTGGTTACTATCTTGCCGGGAAACCTGCCGACTGGGAGGTTAACGAGGATTGGAATATGTTGCTTGACGGGCGTGAGCTAAAAGGCGAGAGCATCACTTTCCTAGGTGAATTTGCCACGGCTCCTGCCAATCCGAAAAACGGTGATTCATACCGTAACACGACTGATCGTGCTACCTACATCTATCAGGACGGAAGATGGCAGCTTATGATATCGGACGGAAAAGACGGTAAGGGCTATGAGTATATATATACAAGAGGCAATATCATAGATAACACTCCTGAAAAGCCGGACAGTCAGCAGAAAGATGGTTATGTTCCGGAAGGCTGGACGGATAATTATCTTGGTACGGACGCAGACCATCAGGTTGAATGGGGTTGTACACGTTTTAAGGAAAACGGTGTATGGTCAGAGTTCAGCACTCCTGCCGTGGTGCATCGCTGGAGTAAGGACGGGGAGAATGCCATCATGGCAGACTTTGATAACGAGATGGTCAATGCAGCCCTTACTTCAGATGGGAAGGTCGTATCCTCACAGACTTGGAATACAACTGTCAGTATGTGGTATGGAACGGAGAAGCTCACGCTTGACAGCATCACCTGTACACCTGACACAAATCTTCTGTGTGCGACAGACAAGAATACGGGAGTGGTGACAATATCGGTATCTGCCGGAGCTACTCTTGCAGCGACAAACACGGTGAAGATCACAATCAGGGCTACAAAGAACGGGCAGCAGTATTCCCGTGATCTTACGTTCACAGTAGCCGGGGTCCGTGGAGGTGCGGACGGTTCAGATGCCGTGCTATACAGTATAATCGTTTCTGCCACTTCTGTAAGCAAGGACAAGAATGGGAACTACAGCGTGTCTTCCGTATCATGTTACAGGCAAAAGTCAGTGGGAGGCGTGATATCCACCACAACGGACGGTACATTGAAATACAGCATAGACGGTGGAACAGAAACTACCATAAACAACAATACAGCCATATCAAGCGGAAACTTTACGAAGACATTGAAGTTTATCTTTTACGTGAATGACCAGATAGTGGATGTTGAAACCGTTCCCATGCTTTCTGACGGAAAGGATGGTGCTGACGGTGAGAGCATCACAGCCGCAGGTCATTGGGAGTCCGCCAACACTCCGTATGCGAAAAACAGCACAGTATCGTTTGCCGGAGGATCTTACTTAAGCAAGGTTCAGACTTCCAATCCGCCACTTCCGCTTCTTCGCGTGAGAGGTGGACGTTATCTAAGGAAGAAGGATGGCGGTTACATACTTGCCGGGAAGAGATCGGACAAGGCTGTCAACTCCGACTGGCAGGAAATGACTTCCGGTGTCGAACCGTCCGCTTCATACTGGCTTGACAGCCCGGTAAGCACAATAAACTTTACCAGTACGGGCACACCGTCACCGTCAGCGTTTGTCGTTACCATGAAACAGAATGTAGGCGGTAATGTGAGCGATACGAACAGGTTCTATCTTGCTGCACGCAAATACAACGGAAGCTGGCTGGCTCACGTAGGTGCTACCCTAAGCAATCAGATATCCGTTCCTGCGACAGCCGGATACACTCAGTTTGCCGTCCGGGCTTATAAATCCGCATCGGACGCGAACGCATGGAATAATAATTTTGTCGCTGAAAAAGGGGTGGGTGTTGCTAATGATGGCGCCATAGGAGCAACCGGAGCAACAGGGGCGTTTCCCCGTGACAGAGGTGTATTCGCATCAGGACAGACTTATGTCTGGAATGCGGATTACCGGGATAAGGTCATATATCTGATAGGGGGAGTTTATTATAATTTCCTTGTAAAGAATTACGGTGCTTCCGTTACCGCTGCACCCACATCTGTCAACGGTGATTCCAATTGGGAAGCCATGCAGAAGTTTGTGAATATCGCTACTGACACCCTGTTTGCCGATGGTGCGAATGTAGCCGGCTTCATGTTCAAAGACAAGGTTCTCAAGTCTTTTAATGACAAAGGTGAAACTCTTCTTATCAACGGTGAAACCGGGTATTTTAAATGCAAATTAGCAGAGATTACAGGAACAATCACGGCGGATAAAGGACGTATTGGCCCGTTCTCCATCATTTCGGGGGTATTGTCCTCAAAGATCCTTTATGAAAATGAAACAAATAAATACGTCGGTTTCAACCTGTCTGCCGGGCAAATTGAATTTTATAACGAAAGGACATTTGCAAACGTAAGAATCGGGGGAAACACGCAGTTTGTCACCATTGAAGGGATTAAGTATGATGCTGGAATTGACATACAGAGTCCAAATGCCATGATCGGGATGCACATCAAGACTCCGAGCATTCCTCTATTCGTGGAGGGTGGTAACATTTTCCTTCATCCGAACAATGACAGCTATGTATCCATCCGTGGCATAGTTGGCAACTGGAGGAATATCTCTGTCAAAGCTTCATTGAACAACAACGATGATAATGTGATGTTTATTAATAGAGACAATATAGAAGTGACACTTCCTCCGGATGTTCCGGGACATACCATATACTTCAAACGTATGAGCGGCGGAGTAAGATTGACAGGAGGACGGATCCTGCCTGCTCCCGGAGGACAGGAGGTGTCTTATATTGATTTGGATTTTGCATCCGGCTTCATTAAGTGTATGGGTAATTATTGGGTTATGTTTTATTGCGGATAATTTAAATATAAAGTATGAAAATAAATTTTGCACAATTTCCTATTTATGACGGGATTAAAAAAGAAAAGCTTATAGCCAGTAACATCACTGAAGCCTTCGGTGACTGGATATACAAGAACGTAGCGGGTTTGAAGGCGCATCTCCTTGCTGAGAAGATATTCAAGTCGACTGTAGATGGTGTGGAACTTGACGAAGAGGAGGTGGATATCATAAGACGTTCTACCCCTATGTTGTCCGGCTTGCTGGCCGATTCGTTGAATGATTATCTGGATAAAAAGAAGGAGGAACAACATGAAGATTGAGAATTTGGAACGCGCCAGCCGAATCAATGACGAACTGGCGAAACTGAAGCTGGCTAAGGAAACGTTGAATAACGGAGGCTATGTCCGTATCTACAGCAGCGCCCGGTCAAGTGCCGGATGTGTGGAACTGGATATAGCAAACTTCAATGGCGAGGTGAGCACGTGTATTGATAACCATATCGCTGAACTTGAATCTGAAATAGAAACGCTATGAAAGAATTATGGCAATTAATCAAGATGCTGTTCTCAAGCAAGCCGGGTGATTTTGACACTCCTGAGCTGCTTGCCATGAAGCATTATCCTTTCAAGGGATACCGTTTCATGATGTGGTGCGGACGGATGATATACCGTGCCGAGAACAAGGAGAACATAGATAGGTACATGCAGACCTATGCGGGTAAGGAGAGTATGACACACGAAACCATACACCTGCGTCAGGCACAGGTTATCGGCTCATGGGTAAAATACTATTGGCGGTATTTTGTCGAGTGGATCAAGGGAAACCCTATCTGCCATCCTGCGAGTTCGGCGTATTATACCATCTCATACGAAATGGAGGCGTATGCCAACGAAGGCAATCCGGATTATCTCGTGAACTATAACGGGAACGACCTTTCCCGGTACAAGATAAAAGGTGGCAGGAAGAAGCTGTACAAATCGGTTGGCGGCACTTCTAAAGCGTGGAAAACTTATATAAGAACTTTATAAAAATTGAATATTATGAGTAATTTGAATTTAGAAAATATAGTTGGCTTCAAGGCTGTAGATAAAGACGGTAACGAGCAGAATGTGACAGTAGATGAAATGGTGGATATGGTTTCCACAAGAATGGTTATGGCTTTGTCAGAAACTTCAACATTTGCTGCCGCTGCGGCAACAGGAAATGACGTGTATGAAAATGAACTTCCGACAGTGACAGATGCCGCAAATGTAAGGGTTTTACAAAGTAGCGGAGATGCCGCACAAATGACGATGCAGTCGCTTGCATCAAAACTGGGAGAACTGATTGGGAATACCTATAGTTCTTTCACTTTAGCAAAAGGAGAAGAAACACTAATAGCTAATGGTACTGGTGTTTATTACGTTTCAAATTCCTATCTAGATTCCGTGTCAACTTTAGTCGTAATTGATTACGATAATTCATATGTATTAGGAGGAGTAAATTATAGGATTAAATTTAGAGTACAAGAAAGCCATTTGTACGCAACGGCTTTATCAGGAGAAGAATCTGTCAGAGTAAGGAATATTGCGCACAAGTAAACTATTTTTTACTTCTGGGAGAACTGTTGAATATTGATAAGGTGGTTATGCCACGAGGCACGTTGGCCGATTGCGACAATGCAACGAATGGCATATATTATATAAACGGCACAATCACTAACGCTCCGATTTCGTTTGGCGTGTTAATTAGCTTCATTGACACGGTTAAAACAAATTACGGTTTTCAAATCGCCATGCAGACTTGGGGCGGTGTAATCTATGTACGTTCGAGGACGGAGATGCCTACTTCGTGGACTTCATGGTATAAATTATCAGCGACAATTGCAAGCTGATGATTTGTGCTGGGAGGACTTCTGCCAACAAATGGAATAAAAAGAACTGAATATTATGAAACAATACGGCTAGGAGTATCATTTAGTATAGGTGCTCCTACCAATGAATTCGTATATGTCAGCCATAATGACGGAGAAATGATGATTTATGTTGATTCTACCGGCATTGTTACGAAGATATTCTCTAGTGCTGATAAAATTATATCTATATCACTAAAGGATAATCAGATTATGATAACTGCTATAAATTATGACCTTATAGTTACGATTCGTGTACTCTCTTTTTAACATGGATTTTATCTAAACAGAGAGCTGGGAGGACTTTTGGGAATAAATCAAATGTTAGGAGATAAAGGATATCCAACATCATTTGCATCAGCAACTGAGGTTGGATATTATACTATTGATGACAGATTAACTAACGAAGATACCCCTAACGGTCATAGGGCATGGGGAGGATTATTGGTTTTTGGGCGTTTGTTTATAACTCAAATATACATTCCGATGAATGATAATGTTTTTTATATAAGACAAAAATTAGGAGATAATTGGGGAAAATGGGCAAAATACGAAGGTGTTTTTGTATAGAAATTATAACTTAAGCTCTTATATTTTGTACTTCTGGGAGAACTGCTCACTAGTTTGAAGCTGTATCCTTTCATGTACAAAGGGATAGTAGAAAATAGAAGTTATAATGATATGATCGAAGCTGGCTTTTATAAAATACAAAATAACATGATTGATGGACCTAACACTTATTGGGGAACACTTGTTGTTTTTAATGATAGTGCTCACATAACACAAGTGTTCTATCCAAACATAGACAGTGCAGAAATATCCACTAGAAAAGGTAGTATTAATAATTTTGCAAAGTCAGCGTGGAGAAGCATTTCTTTTACATAAATTCGCTTTAAAATCAGAGCTGGGAGAACTGATTGGTGTTACAACACCGACAAAAGATGGACTAATGCCCAAAAATCAAGTGTGCAGAAATATTGCTAAAATCAATAATTTGCATTGTCGTTTAAAATTTAATATAAGTTCACCCGGTGAATGGGTTAATGGTTTTCTATATGTAGGTAGCACTAGTGGTTCTGTTTCTACAATAGCTGTTTCTGTGATGATATGGAACGAAACCAAAGTTTTTTGTAAGCTCATTAATGGAGTAAAAGGATATATATCATCGATTTCCTACATACAGGAAACAAACTCAATATCATTATTCGTGGAAATGGTTCAATATGCGAATATCTTATTTGCCCCGATGACCCAACTATACAGTTCCTCTTTAGAAACAGTGTCATCAATTCCGAGTGACGCTATTAATCTTGATTTTTGACATAAAAAAACGGGTGGCACCGGCTTGTACCGGACCACCCGTTTTTTAATCCTCCCAGAGCGAAAAATGCGCCATCTTATGATACAAATTTATTAATAGATCATCCACTCACTCCATTCACCTGTTGAAGAATAATAGAATCTAATACACAATGATTCTGAAACGGCTGTCTGCCGTATGACATCGTTAATTTGTTCGACTATAAAAGTGCCATAAGTAATTTCATCAGGCCAATTTGTCTTAGGAAAATCAGGGTTTGACCATCTGTTAATCGTCTTGATAGTAGGTGATTTAAACTCATTTAAATCACCATAATTTAATTCTGAAGATGTATACTTTGGAAACATCAGTTCTCCCAGCTCTGATTTTAAAGCGAATTTATGTAAAAGAAATGCTTCTC